CATCCTGGATTCCCGCCTACGCGGGAATGACACTTAAAACTTAAATCTTAACCCTTAAATCTCTTTACTCTTCACTCTTCACTGGGCGGCGGATTCTTTTTCTTTTCTGCCGCCGCCAATAATGCTTCATAATCCGTCGCGTTATCTTCCAGCGCTTTCATTGCCGCGTCTATTTCCGCCTGAGCGTCAACCTGATAACCCAGATAACCGGCAACGAATGAGAATATCCGAATTGCCGTATCCCGCTGGATGAATTTGTTGCTTACGGCCAGCACCAGCGCGGTTGTAAGTTGCGGCATGACGTCGGCGAACTTGGCCAGATCCTTCTTCGATACTTCCGGCATAGTAATGCTGAAACCGGCCTCGGCTTTCGCGGGTGTTAACACTTTTGCAATTACAGCCTGGTCAATAACAAACTGAATGACCTGCATTAAAATTTCTTTCAGATCTTCCTGGCGGTCTTCCAGATCCACAACGGGAGCCTGCCCGGCCTGATCGGCTTCGGTCTGATACTGTTTGCCGCCGGACCCGAACCAGCTTGCCGGTCTGCCCGCCGCGCCCATGACGAAATCTTTGCCCATATCGAAGCCGCTTTTGAAATCTACAGCTTTCAGATCCGGAGCAACGGCATCCCATTCCACCTGCTCATTATGTGCTCGCTGCGAGCCCGGCTCCGGAGGCGGATTATCACGTTGCCATTCACGGATTTGATCAGCGGTCATTCCCTTAAGAGTTACATCCCAGACAAAATTAAGCAGGAGTTCTGATCTTTCGAGAAAGTTGTAGCCGTAGCGTTCCAGGGAATCTATCCAGTCCACCAGCGGGAAAAAGTCACTGGTACCGCGTGATGCGTTCGGCGCGTTATTGATCGTCCAGAAAAAACATTCGCCGACCAGCTGGTCGTATGTTTTGGAACTGATATTATAATCCTTGCGGATAATGGCGTATTTTCTGCCGGTGCGCCCGCCGACGCCCATCATTTCGACCTGCATGCGCTGCTCGACGTTGAGCGGGTTGACCCATATCTCTTTGATCTGTGCCGGATCTTCGTATAGAAGACGCACAGCGCCGTTGTATTGATTAACTTCGACCGGCCAGCACTGTTCGCCCAGGATAGAAAGCCACATTGAGCGATCAGCGAATTTTCGCGCCATGCGGTTTTCCGGATCCTTCCAAAAGCGGTCGATGATTTTTTGAACATCCGGATCGGTCGAGGTAACAGTGATCGGGCCGGAGAAAAGAAAGCCTTTATCTATTTTTGCCAGGCGTTTGAACATCGCCGAGGCCTTGAACATGTAATAGCAGATCTCGAACATCCGCGCCTGCTCGACCGGCTGTAGATTGCGCGTGGCAACGCCAGCCGATAAACTGCGATAGCCTTCGCCTTTCGGATCAACGTTCACCGATATCGGCATATCCATTTTAGCTTTTTGAATGGCCTCCATGACGGTCGTTTTAATTTCTTCCGCCATCGAAGCACGGATTTCTCTTTCGGTCTTTAATCCAAATGCCCTGGCTATCGTTTCGCGAATGTTCATTGAAGCACCTTGTCTTCCATTGTGATTTTGTGGCCAAATCTTCCGAAAAATCCGCCCTTGTTCTTGGCCATGAAATTTCGCACACCGGATGTTTCAATCTTTTTTAAACGGTCCTGCCCAACACACGCGGCAGGTACGCCTTCCTGTCTGGTTGCAAACCACGCCATTGTTCCGGCGATTCCCGAATCTCCGTGCCGTTGTTTTTTGTCCTGGCCTTTATTTTTAGTGTCGGGCAGTTTGGCAATACCCTTGATGATTTTGAATGCGCGGTGATCCTCGATCACATCAGCATCCCACGGCAGGAGGATTGATCTGTCTTCAAACGCCGCTTTATACGCGGGCATATTTTCTCTGTACCAGGCGTCGGAAAGCATTACCTGGCTAATCCGTGTTGCACCGTATCTCTGCATGGCGCGTTCTGCCAGATATTGCCCATTACCTCTGGCATCCAGCGCGCCGTGACTGAATAACGGCAAGCGATCGCAAATGAAATAAAAGATTTGTTCCTGCTGTTGGAAAGGAATATTCCGAAGCTCCAATTGAAATAAAGCGCGGAATGTCGCCGCTTGCGTTTCCGCCAGCGGAATAAAAACAGACAAGTCACCTGTGCGCCCGAAATCCTCACCGACATAATGACGCCGTTTTATATCCAGTTGAAAAAGCAGCGGGAGAAGAGTATCTTCGCACCAGGCCTCTATCTCCGACTTCCGCTGAAAGTCGGGCATCTCCGCAAAGGACGTCGGCTTTTCCAGACGAATAACGACAATATCTCTCGACAGGCAGGTCTCTATCAGCGCACGGGTGAGGAAAATACCTGTGCCCTGACCAGGTATGCAGAAAAGCTCTTCATCCGCGTCGTCTCCGTAGGAATCGATTATATCTTTTCGCCACTTCTCCTCGGCTTCCTCCGACCATTCGCGGCCCAGCACTTCGCAAATGCGTTTGTAAAGGCCATCGGCAAGGGCTTCATCGAAGTCAATGTGATGCAGACTGTAAGGTTTGCGACCCGCCCGAATATCCTGGACAAGGGTATTAAATTCGTTGGCGTCGCCGTTATGTGTGGAAATAACACGAACCTGCCCACCCCACATCAGCAATGCCATTGCTGCTTTTAAAAGTCCCGGCAGATCATCATGGAATGCCGCTTCGTCGATTACCACGCGGCCCTGCTTACCACGGAGATTAGTCGGTCTACTGGATAAGGCAGTAATGCGCCAGCCGGACTCAAAGGTTATTTTGTAAGCGAGAATCTTTTGTTCTTTGACAATGCCGTTTTCGTCTTCGTCCGGCTCTTCGTATTCTTCGATGGCCGTTGCAGCCATGTTATAAGCACGCGCCCAATTGGCGCAGTCATTGATGAATTCCAGCGCCATATCTTTGGTGTAGCCGATGTACCAGACATTGCGCTTTTCTCCAGAACCCTTTTCGGAAGCATAGAGGGTATCGTCCGCCGCCTCGGCCCAGGATATTCCGACACGCCGTGATTTTTCAAAGACCTTGACATCGGCCTGATCAGCGACCCACCTCTGCTGATAGGGCAAGAGAATCCCTGTTGCGCTGCGTGCCTGATCAAAATCTTTTTGTGCGGTTGCTTCGGTCACTAAACTATCCCTAATATCCTTTGCCGAATCTCTTTGGCTGTCGATTCTGACATGCCGCCAGCTCTGACGACTTTTGCCACGTCGTCCGCTGCGGCTTTCGTTTTGGTTCTCATCTCCGCCATCCACTTCTTTTGATCGACCGATGCCTTGCTGAGTTTAGCGATCATGACGCCCATCTTCGGCAGGCTCTCTGCGTTCTTTGAGTCAATCAGAGCGTCAAAGGCTTTGGTCTGTACCAGCCGAATCAGGGCTTCGTTCATATTTCCTTCATCGTCCCTGGCCGCATCCGCGACGGCCCGCGCCTGTTCGGTTGCCACGGATATTGCCGCCAGACGTTCTTCAAAGTTCTGGCCGTAGCGATGGAGCGATGAGCGCGAAATATCAAAGCCCTGGGATTGCAGCCATTCAGCAAGCGCGCTGTAATCGCAAAATTTTCCCGTCAGAAGCTTCTGGTTGAGTTCACCGAGAACATCCTCGGGTAGTGTTATGATCTTTGATCGTTGCGGCATGTTAACTCCTACCAACCCTTTGGACGGGCAATGCCCGGATCACAAGAGACCGTATATTCCACGACATCAATACCGTTGCGGTTAATTTTGGCGAACCACACGGGACGGTCGTATTCAAGTTCGATCAGTTTGCGGTTAGCCAGATAATCCAGTTCGCGGCGGATTTCCAAATCGGTTACACCCGGGACAACCGGATCGATGGCTCGGCGAATAATGACTTCAGATGTTCCCATCGGACGCGCTGCGTTGAGCGCCAATAAAATCAACCATCGTAATTCTTCACAACGTGCTTTTGCCAAATCCATTGAGTTCATTATTTTTTCTCCTTGTATGTGTCCACAAAGAGGTCTCGCAGTTTGTCCAGTTTGTAATTTATGCCGACCTCAAATCTAATAAAATCCTCGCGCCTCACATATTCCAGCGGCATTGCCGCTTTTAATTCGAGTAACTCCCTTTGCAGATCAGAACATGCTTTTTCGGTACCGCTGAAATTTATTAGTTTTTCCTCAACGGTTTTAATGAATGTTGCAATTTTGTCGTCGATTGTATTGAACGAGCGCCCGAACATTACACGCAGCGCGGCAATTATAATTACACTCCAAGCAGCCACCACTCCGATAATCGCTAAAAATAATTGCCAGTGTTCATTCATAATGAGTCTCCAAGTTTTAGAAGCGCAGCGCACTGAAACTTGCTGAGCGAATTATCCCTGAGCCGCAGGCGAATGGGGTCCGTACATTTCTTAATCATTTGCTAAAAACCTCTCTCCATTTTTTTCAACCTTCTCCTGACACGCTATGCAGCGTATAGCTTCCGGATTCGCTTTTAATCTCTTTTCTGGTATCAATTCGCCGCAGCCGCGGCATTGTCTGTTTGTCATTGCGAGCCGACTCTCAGACGGCGTGGCAATCTTGTTTTTCGCAAAATGTTTTTTCAGCGCTTCCTTCCGAAAAAATTCATCCTGCTGCTGTGCGCGGTCAAAAATATCCATCCACTATCCCCGCGATTTGACCACGCCGGAGACCTTCTCATACGTCCGCAAACTTCCTAAACCCAGCAACCCAAATAACAGTGTCATCAATTCGCCTGTATCCAATACGGGCAGTTCGGGTACGGTTGTTTCAAAAAATTGAATGGCGTAATGGAATATCGGTGCGCCAATATAATCGTAGAATAGTGCCAGAACGCATACCCAGCCGACAGCCGGACGCCATCCTGATGTAAAAAGCGAAGAGCTTTTTGCCTCCTCCATATTGACGGCTATCTGCGCCTGCATGGCTGTATTTTCCATGTTCAGCAGTTGTATCTGTATTTCGGATTTCTTTTCCGGCGATAATTCCCCGGTGAGCGCCTGCCGCAAATCTTTGGCCAGCGTTCCCACACCGGAAAGTACCGATCCCACGTCAATATTGATTCCCGCTAAATTTGCCATAATATTGTCTCCGATTACATTTTACCTGTGGTGGCGCCGGGCGGTTACCCGTGGCGAGTGAAGATGCACGACCCGCCCGGCGCCTATCATCACAGGAGTTATTCAAACGTCCTCAAAATGCGGCATATCCGGTTTCTTGAATCTGCCGCCCCAACGCAAACCGACTGATTCTCCGATCAATCCGGCCTGCTCATAATCTGATTTATTGTCCCCGTTCGCATCCACCTTCAATTCCCATACAGGTTTTCCGCCGGGCGAGATGGCAATATCAAAAGCCCGCGACTTATCGTTATTCGGATTGCCGTCATCAAGGTCGACAAGATGATTGGATTGCAACGTCCAAGTGACTTTGCTTTGATTTTGCTGATAACTGATCGGCGCCAGTCCGGCGCGCGCACGCAGTATGTTGACATTTTCAAGTAATTCGCGTCCCTGGGCATAAAGGGCTATTTGTTCTTTTACGTTGCGCGCCGTGGAAGTAATAATGAAAGGAATGCCCGCTTTATGCGCGGCGATGGCAAAAGCTTTTATTTTTAACTGTAATGAAGGTGTGCAATCTTCAATTCTGCGTGACGCCATGTTTTTTCTCCTGTTGATCCCGTTCGCTTCGCTCAGGGATAGTTCGCTTTGGAATCACTCCGTGATCCACAGGCTCACTAAAATAAAAAAGCCCGACGCCGGAAATTAATCCGGGGCCGGGCTTCTTGAGCCTCTTCCTTCGCCGATGGTGCTCTAGGCTCTCTCTCCTCTTGCGAGAAGTCAGCGAAGGTCAATTATTTGCGGTCTAGCCGCGTGTATTAAACCAAAGAACATTTATATGATGGCTACATTTTATTCAAAAAAAATGTTTTGTCAAGAAAAATTTGCATTTCCGTAAAAAAAAATCTATATTAAAAAATTTACCTGAAATTACATCATGTTTTAGAGACAAAAAAAGAGGGCGATTTCTCGCCCTCTCAAAATCATTTCTGCTGTTCCCTGCCTAATTTAAAATCAAGTCTTTATGCAGCTGCAACCTTCCTCGCCGGTGTTTTTTGATGTATCTCTATTGTTTGCAGACAACCACACTTGGGACACTTAATCTTTATTTTTGCCTGATCAACCTTCCCATGAAAGAGCAATTTTCTACATTGTGTATTAAGACACCGGAAGTCCATTATCTATGCCCCCACAAACCGCGCACGTGGTTCACAGTGAACCAAAGGCTGACCAGGAATATTCCCCACTGGCCGCTGGTAAACGAGGCGTATATCCAGAACGGCTGGCCGCACAGGCCGCA